AGCCCCCATTAAAGGAAATAATCCCAATAATGAGAAACTACCCGTACCGGACGAGAGAGATTCAGGTCCCGTTGCTAGGTTTTTGTTCAAACCTAACTCCGACGCTCTCATAGACATTAGCATAGTGGCAGCACGCCACTTAGCATAATGTTCATTAAGCGTCATAGAATCTTTACTTACCAAATCCATGTGAGCCTGTCTGAATTTCAGAAGTGCGGCCTTAACGACCCCACTAACCCCCGAAAGGGTTAGCGGTCTACATGGAATAGTCATCTTCCTATCCGAATTAGATATCTTTATCAGATACTGATACGTGCTCACATAATCTTTGACCCCTTTCGTGAATATGAAAGAGATCGCGATTAGTGCGCTAAGAGGACTGACTAGGGATTTAACTAACCGGGATTTTCATTTCCCGACAATTAAACCCAGTAATGATTCTAATGAACAGGGGCCCCTCAGGGGCGGTGAACAGTACCCACGTCCCGCAGTGTCTACAAGGAATCCGGCTAAGAGAGTAATTCGCTTAGCTGATTCTATTAGACCCTCTACGGGATATGGTGATACTTCTACACCTCGTCTAATCCATCTCTTCGCAAATTCAAACGTATCTTGCGATACGTGTGATTTTTGCTCCGAAATAGAAACTCCAAGCTGGTTCATCACTTCGATGTACTTGGCTGAGAAATCTTTCCCAACTAGCACTATATCATCTCCTAAAATGGAATAATCCATTTGTGAAGGTAACTCATTCCTTACTGTGTAAAAACAGTAATGAGCGACGATGTGATGACACAACGTGAACATAGACCAGGAAGAGTGAGCTCCCATTGGTTGCCCAGCATTATATTGGTATTCGTTACCTTTATAATGATATGGGTATCCAACAAGGATATCTCTTCAAGCTGAGGCGAAAGAGGAGTTGGTCAACATTTCTGTTATTCCAACTTGCATCTCCATCGGGAATCGATCCGTAGCTGCCGAAAGATCGGCAGATATGAATGGACCTGGTGAAGCACGAAGTCTCGTTCCTGACAATTGATCGAAACTACAGTCTTGAGAAAAACCTTTCAACACTTTAAACAAGTGATGATGGAACTCTTTTAGACCTAATTGAGACCAATAATCTAGTAACGCAAAGACTCGGCTCTTAGTCTCTCGGTCGTCTTTCACTGAAAGTTTTCGAATAAGGGGTTTCCCCTTTCGGACTTTCTTTGATTCTAGCTCGACTACTGATTGGTACCAATCAACGATACCTTCATTATTTAGAAGGGTCTCGATTACTGGTGCCAAACGCGGTTCGATTTTATTGATACTATCAACTAAGGTTGTTGGTAGTGCTTTTAAATCAATCAGCGCAGTAGCTAGAGCAGGACCATTAGGACCTGATTTTAAGGTCCAATGAAAAGACGGTCCAGCTAATCATTCGTCAACGGTAAGGCCGCGTTCGTAGTCAGCAGTAGTGAGTGTACAGTCCGGAATTGAATACGGTTCGATTATCATTTTCGTTTTTGCGAAAGTGATAATTGTGTCGATTAAATTGCGGTCTGCGCTAGAAGGTTCAACAATAGAAGAAAAATCTACTGGTGTTCCTCCTAGCTCCATTCGACTTAAGTTAAGAGCCGTAAGTACGGCCCGAATTGCTTCGGGGCGATCCTTATGTAACGCTTTTCTTAAGTTGGGACTCAAAAATAAGGGGTAACCTAAACGGTCGACCCTTATCCCTTGATCCCTCAACGGCTGACCCGACATAGCCCGAGTCACCGATAACCTGTAGAGCTTCATAGCTCTTACAGCTTCTCGGATTCCTCTATACTTCTTGGTTCTCTCGAACCAAGAGTGTATTGCCAGAATGTCTGGTTCAAAATCTAAGAAATAATTTCTGGATATCCAGGATAAAATCTTAGGTAAACTATAAATATTTTTATTTGTATTTGTAGTTGTTTAATTGTAATCATTACCATTAAGTAATGTCCTATCCTTATATGACATTAGCCCTGTCGAGTTCTCGATAAGGCGGGGTACTAACCCTCTTAAAGTCGTCTTCATGTGAGCGCCTAAGGTCGCTCCGGCTTTTTAGCCGGCGCCTCTAGGACTAATGATATATCAGCTAGATAGGGGTTTCAGAGCAAATCAATCAAATTTGCCGACTGAGGTAGGGTTTCCACGAGATTTCCGAAGTATCAACACAACCACCGCCCTGCCTGATAAGCAGAGGGTAGCTATTCCTC